TCGCTGCAAACAGCGATATTTGCATGTAGGGCACCATTTGTGATGTGCCGGCCAGTATTCCGGCTTTGCAATGGCCTTGATTGCCAGGAATCTTAACCGACACAACACATTGGCGTGGATACGGGCAGTATATATGGCGCTATACGCCATGTAGCGGATTTTCCGTTTCATTTTTGCACCTCCCTTCCAAACAATTCCGCAATTCCCTTAAAAATCGGATAGAACTGTGCTGGAACTACCGCATTTCCTAAGCATCTAAGTCTGTCCACCCTGTGGGGAATCCCATGAGCCACTCTACCCACGTCGGGTTCAATTGGCCACCAACATCCGTCCTTGGGCTGCGCGAATTGTTCCCGCCAGATGTGCCTACCGAATCTGCGGCTGTAGGAGTTGTCCACAATTTTACCGCGCCGGAGAGCGTCGGTATTGGCTTGTCGTGATTCCCTGCACTGTACTGATAATCCCCCGATTCCTTTGCCCTCGGGGTGGGCCACATCATAACAAACTCCGCAGGGCTTGGCGTTCTTCCTTTCATCCTCTCTGGGGATCGCAACGAGTGGTTTCCTCCCGTTTGGCTTGCCGTCATTGTGCCAAGCCACAATTGCGACCCTGTCTCTGCGGTGCGGGGCATCGACACCGCAAGCTGGAATAACAAACGCCTTTGTTTCGTAGCCTTGGGCCTCCAAGTCAGATAGCACCTGGTCGAGCGCCATATTGATGATTCCAGCAACGTTTTCTCCAACAACCCAAGCAGGCCGCAGCTCTTTGATAACTCTAAGCATTTCCGGCCAGAGGTAACGGTCATCCTCCGTGCCTCTTCGCTTCCCGGCGACGGAGAACGGTTGACAGGGGAACCCGCCTGAAAGAACGTCAACTGTTCGCAGCCCTGTTCGGTCATAAAAATCGCCTCCACTCAGCGTGCATATATCCCGCCACTTGGGCACATCCGGCCAATGCCGGCACAGCACCTGATACGGATAGTCTGCAAATTCGCATTGTCCAACCGTGCGGAATCCGGCCCGCTCGGCTGCCAGATCAAGCCCTCCGATCCCGGAGAAGAGGGATAGATGCGTCAAGTGTTTCATACATCACCTATCTCTATCTGCCCATCTAGATTTTTATCCTCCATCCACCAGTTCCAAACATCATCTACGGTGCTCCACATGGTGTTGTCTCCCGGCCTGAGCTTACGCCGTTCCAGCATTCGCGCGAAAGCGTGTTTGTACATCATTTCATATTTGTGAAACTGTTGAAATGCAAAATGTCTTCCTTCCCCTGCCATTGGGCAACCGATGCATCCAACGCGGGAAAACCCGCATTGATATAACGGGTTGACATTAATGCGCTCCGTGTGGATATAGTCCCATAAAACATGATTGGTCCAATCGATGATGGGGTTACATGTAGTTTCCCGCTGTTTCATGCAGATTTCCATCCATTGGCGGCGAAGATCATTGTCGTTGTTGAGATAAAATTCATCACTCAGATATAATTGTTCATTTTCCTCTTGGGGACTTACCGTTATCCTGTCTTTTTTTGTTCGGCCAATTGCTTCGAATTCGCCCCGACCTCTACGGTTATTGCTTTCATCCCAGCGTACTCCGGTTATTATTGCGCGGTGGTTTCCCGCTGTTTCTTTGAGCACTGCACAGCAATATCGCATAGTTCTTGTCGGCGGCATGAGTTTTTCTTCAATCAGCCGCCACATTGATGTTCTTTTGCCTTTGTAGGTGGGGTAGTCGATCTTGCAATGTATCCCTGCTGCCTCTAACATTGCAAATTTTTTCTTGACGTGCTGGATCGTTTGCGGCGCATCTGCCGTAGTCAGGCTATGGCATACTTCAAACGGTATTCCTGCCCTTTGGGCTAGCTCTAAGCACACATCGCTGTCTTTTCCGCCGCTGTAGGTGAGCAGCAACGGCTTTTGATAATGCGCAAGGCTCACTTGTGATCCAAGTTTCAGCCTTTCAATTGCTTTCTGTTCTAAATCCATTTTTGCCTCCATTTCGAATCCCGGGGCTTTCCGTCCGGGTGATCGGGCCGGACGCTGTTATTAAAATCTCAATTGATATTCAAAGTTCATCCAGATTCCCTCCCTGTCAAATACCCTTCAAACTCTATCCGCTCGCCATCCGACATCGGGCACCAAACAGGGATCCCCTTCCACCGTTTGTACCGCATGTACAGGGGATATACCGCAGGATGGTTGATGTTCAGTGTGTATCCATAGGGATTGTCTTTGACGATTGATTCTGTAGATAATTTCATACTTCACGTACTCTTATCCCAAGCACCCAAAGCATAAGCTTTCGCTTAATGATGTAATCTTTGGGGCGGAATCCTTTCGCGTCTTCTACCACCATGCTGCCGTTCTCTTCATACACAAAGTCGGCTATGTATTTAACCGCCCTTTCGCCGTCTTGCTTAGGGACAAGCTCAAACGGAACTTGGCATCTGAGATTACGGATTTTCCCAGCTCGCTGGAGTAGTTTTAATTCCGCGTATCGTTCCGCTTCATGCCTGCTGTCAAACTTTATTCCCTCCAGAAGCGTCTTCTGCGCGTGATACTTGTTCACTTTTGAAAACCTCCGTATAAACTTGCCTTACCGCTCGCTTTGCTACATTATGGCCGTATAATTCACAATACGCCTTAAACGAAGTTCTGAGCTCCAAGATAATGGCCTCATACCCGATAGGCTCATTCATTCTCTTCACCCCGTTTCTGGTATGAAATCGACGTGTGAAGCGCGTTATTCATGTATTCATCAAGATCATACGAGGGTTCTCTATCGCCCGATTCTACTTGCCGGATAGGATAATTTTTGTTCTCGTAGTTTCCTTCTGTGATCTTTTGCCAATTTGCGGGCTTTAAAATCCAGTCGAAAGAACAGCCATGCCATTTCCCGTCGCGCCCGGTGAGAAATTCGCTTCGCTCTATTTTTTTGCAGACATCACGAAATTCATCTACCGATATTTTTTTAGCACGTAGGGCTTTCTTCCGGTTTGCAGTCCACTTATCAATAGCATTTGGCTTTGGAAGAGAAGGGCAGCAATCAATGAATGCTTTACGGTAATCGTCATATGGGAAACTGTCAGCCGCCTTGGGCGGCGTTCCTTCCCCCACACCCCTATCCTCTCCTATCTCTAACCTATCCTTACCTAACTCTAACCTAACCTCGGTATCCATTTTGTACACATCGTGTACACGCTTTGTATACATCCCGTTTTTCTCAAGGATGAGTTGTGATTTTTCGTCAACATACTGCGTTTCATGATACCTATCTTTTTGGATGTAATTGTGGATTCTCCAATCCCGAATAACACACACTCCGCTTGTGAAAGGGATGATGAATTGTTTCATAATCAGCATTTTCAAATCATCTTCACTGCATCCAACCATTCGTGTGATTTTTTTAGGTGAAGATATGAAACCGTCGTCATCCGCTCTAATAGAAAGCTCGTAATAAAGGAGCCTTGAAGAGATTGGCATATCTAAAAATGCATCGGTATCAATAACCTTTAGGCTGAACATCCTTCGTTCCGCCAAACTCAGCGCCCCCTAAAATGTAATCTGTTCTTTCGGCATCTTTGGTTTCTGCAAATGTCGAAAATGTGCTCTTACCGGCACAACGTCCTCTCCTTCCTGCTCTGCAACATACCTCCGCAGCGCTTCCACAGTCTGTGCTGTTTTTCTAATTCTCCCGTCGCTTTCCCGCAGAAATTCTTTTATTTCTCCTACATTGTTGCTTTTCCAGTAACCTTTATCCGCACTGGATGATAGAATGTGCGCTCCTTTTCGCCTAGCGTCCTCTATAAGCGCCCTAACCGTGCGATCCGGTAAACCGGTACGTCTTTGCAGTTCGTGGCGAGAAACGGCATTTTTGCGCCCATAAGGGATATACTCGGTAATGTCGATATTCATGGTTCATTCCTCCTTCAAAAAGGAAGATCATCGTTTCCGATTTCTTCAAAATCATCATTGGACACATTTAGATTTGGCTTTCCGCTTCCGATTTTGGATCCGCAGAAGCTTACGTTATCCGCCACAATTTCAACTGACGTCCGTTTATTCCCGCTTTTATCTTCATATTTTCGCGTTTGAATTGATCCCTGAATGGCAATCATGGAGCCTTTCGCGAAGTATTTCTCCACAAACTCTGCTGTCTGCCTCCATGCAACCACATTCAAAAAATCCGCCCGACGCTCCCCATCCTTCTGACAGTTGCGGTCTACCGCAACTGTGAAGGAAACGACGGATAGGCCTGATTGTGTGGTTTTCAGTTCCGGGTCTTTTGTCAGGCGACCCATAATGACAACGTTATTAATCATGCTTCGTCCTCCAAATAATTTTTGTGAAATTCCTGTCTGAATTCTTCAATCGTCCAGTTGTTTTTCATCATTGCTTTTCTTTGACCCCATTGATGGAGTGAAAGCATTGTTTCGGAGTTCCTATGTACTGATTTCGTCCCGTTCCTATGGCAGCGATCCCCGCACAGATAAACCTTCAAGCCGTATTTTTCGCTTTTCTTCCGCATAGCCCCGCCGAAGATGTGATGGCATTCCAGTGGATCGCCGTTGCCGTTTCTCCCACAAAGCCAACAGACACGTTCATCCATTTTTCCAGCCTTCTTTCAGTAAAGCGAGTTCTCTCGGTGTCATTGTTTCGATCCCCTGTTCCTTGCACTCCATCACAATCAAGTCAATCAATCGTGACATTTGCCGTGTATCATATTCGCTTGATCCATAGTAAGAAATAACGTTCGTGTATCCATCCAGTTTGCTGTGGCCCATTTCCTCACAAATCCATCCAATCCCGTGGGTCTCCCAGATTCGCTTGTAATGGGCCACAGCCTCGTTCTTGATGGGGGTTACATAATAATTTCCCCCGATCGCACGGATCGCCTCGCAGTATACCTCCAACGGAGTGATGCGCAGCCTGGCGGCAAGCTGCCCGATCAATACCCAGCAATAGGCGTTTGCATCAAGGGATCGTTTTTTTCGATATTCCTTTAATTCCGCAACATACTTTTTACCTGGCTCCTGATTCTCGCAATATTGCTTTGCAGTTTCCGGACTGTCTACTAAGATGGACAGCCATGTCCCTCTCTTATCCCGCCGCCACTCAGCTTCCGTGTACTTAATTTCAGTCATAGCCCTTCACACTCTTGCCTATCGGCCTCTTCTTTCTTTGCTTTTTCTTTCTTAATCCGTTCTTTCATTTCCAATATAGCTTTTACATAGCCTTCAATATTTTTAGGGTGTTTACGCATGACAGCGCGGAATGCTTTTTCGTAAGGAGTTCCAGTAATTTCTTCATACTCTTCGCAATAAAGCAACAACCCTCTTCGGGTTTGCTCTGTCTCTTCGTCAATGTAAGGATCATCACTAAATCCCCATTCAAAAACTCGCTCGTTATTCTTATCGACAATGCATAGATATTTGATCTTTCCTGTATTGCGGTTTACTTCCAAGCGGGAAACAGTGAACGAAATATATCTGTTCTTTGGCACATGTTTTGATTTTCCGTCATTGCTTTTCTGCTCTACGGTATCGATTTTGATCCAAATTGGAATTTTCGTATACAACTCCCGGCCGATCCCAAGGCTGAAACACGCTCTTTTGAAAGCATCGCTGGCCTCGCCCTTGACTTTCTCGGTGTAGGACGCAACGCCGCAGTCCTGTTTCGCCACCCAATGTTTATGCTCGTCATCCCACACCTCTATTGTGCAATACAGAGCGCCTTTGATCTCCGTGTATGTATCCTGCCAGCCAAGCACTCCAAAGGTTTCGTCCAAGATTCTCCGGCAAGCCCGGCTATCAACATATAGCAAAAACTGTGCATTACCTTCCACACAACCCTTCATGCGAAGGTCAACTTCATCTGCCCGAAGCGGTCTGATATCTTTCATAATGACACCTCAATGGAAATCCGATTCTCTTAACCCCGTGATCTCATATGGAGAGGCAGGTCGGTAATACATGGAAACCTGATCTTTTATATCCGAAATTTCATCCTGAAGGAGTTCACGTTCGGCTTCCATTTCGGAAATCTGATCCCCTAATTCGTCGATATAGTCTAAAACCTGCTGGATCGTGTAGTTCACGCCTTGATCCAGTTTTCCGTAACATGCAGGCATAGTGATAAATAATTGGCTCAAATCAATTTGCATTTGACATTCCTCCGATTGTCCCATATACTAAGAATGGTTTTATTGTGTTTGCCGCTTTTCCGATGGCAGTCGGGAAGCGGCTTTATTATTTTGCTTCGATTAGCTCCAATATCCCGCACTCCTGCACCCGGTGGAACTGGTTGGCAAACGGCAGCAACGCATCCCGCGCCTTGATGTACTCTGGATCATCACAGTCCAGCGCGCACA